CATATAAAATATGGAAAATCAAAAATGGGAACCATCTAAAAAACTAACTAAAGCAGACGGCACTGTTGCTTATATTTGGGAGGGAAAACTTCATAATTGGGAAGGAGCAGCTTTAATACCTGAAGGTAATAATCGTAAACGTGAATATTATATTCACGGTATTAAATATACTGAACATGGATGGTCAGAAGCAAGACGTAATCGTTCTGGGCTTCCATGGTACAAGTCAGGTATAGGACAAGCAGGAGATAATAGAAATTAAAAAAATATGCGAATAGGATTAACAGGAACTGTCTCTGTAGGGAAAACTACATTAGTTAAAGCATTAAAAAAATTACCTGAATTTAAAGATTATAAAATTGCTACTGAAAGATCAAAGTATTTAAAAGATCAAGGAGTTACTTTAAATGAAGATTCAACTATAAAAGGACAGCTTATATTTGCAGCTGAACGTTCTTTAGAGTTAATGAAAGAAAATATTATAACTGATAGAACAGTTTATGATGTTTGTGCTTTTACTTTAAGTGCTAAATCTATAGATTGGAACATTAAACAAAATTTTGTAGAAATGTTAATGTTATTAACTAAAGAATATGATTATATAATTTATGTATCACCTGAAGGTGTAGAAATTGAAGATAATGGTACAAGAACAACGGATAGCAAATATAGAGAAGTAATAGATATTGTAATCCAACAATTATTAAAAGAATACATTCCTAACAAATTGATTGAGGTTAAAGGTACTACTAAGGAAAGAATAAAAATTATTAAACAAGTAATATTTTCATAATATTTATATTAAATACATATATAATGAAAAAACACGAACTAAAAACGGAAATTAAAAAGTACATAACCGAAATTTTATTAGAAAATGAGGATGAAATGGAGGATACATGGAATAAACCTGATGAAGATAGTAAAAGTAGTGAAGATAGAGAACCTTCAAAAGCTGAATTAAAAAAAGAAAAAGTTAAAACACCTTCTAAGTTTAAAATTCCTAATGACCAATTTACTGATTTTAAAACTAAACTAAAAAATATAGTTACTAAAATCAAAGATATGAAAAACGGTAAAGAAAGGGATGATAAAATGTTAGCTTTAAAACAATTTATAAAGAAACCGGAATTAATAAAAGCATTTAAAGAAAGAGATGTTAAAATAGATACTGACGGTTTAGTGGGTTAATATGAAATTACCAATTCCTTATATTATAATAATAATATTAGTTGTTATTATTGTTTTTTTAAAAAAATGTGATAAAACTACTTTTATAGATAAAACAATTATCGTAGTAGATACATCCTATGTTCATGATACAATTAACATAACAGGTAAAACAAAAATAAAACCCATTCCATTTGTTAAGTGGGTACACGATACTATTATTGATTCATCTGGTAAAGTTGTTATAATAGATCATAAAAAATTTATTACTCCTGATACTTTTACATATAAAACAGATTCATTTACAATTAAGTTTTATACAAAAATATATTCTGATTGTCCTTTAGATTCTATAAATAATAGTTTAATAGCAGATATTAGACATAAAATAATAGAAAAAACAATTACAAAGGAAATTGTAAGAAAAAATGCTTTTTTTGTTGGGCCCTCTATAGGATTTAATAAAACTTCTGGTTTTTTAACTTTAAATGGTTTATATGAAAGAAAAGGCAAAGTTATATATAATGCAGGGGTATCAATGACTAATAAACTAGAACCAATGATTAATGTTGGTGTTTATTTTCACATATCTAAATAAAACATCTAAATAAAACATCTAAATAAAACATATGAAAAAAACAGAATTAAAACAAATTATTAAAGAGGAAATTTCTATAGTATTAAATGAAAATGGACGTTTAAATCCTCGACAAGAAGAAATAGTACCTGGTGTTATTAATTACTATTTTGATAATATAGATACTGCAGATCTTGATAACGGATATAAAGTAAAAATAGTAAGAACATTCTACTATAGAACCCCAGGAACTAAAGGATACTCAGAAACATCAAATAGTGAAAAAAATCCACAAATTACTAATATTCAAAGTACATTATTAAATTCATTAGGTAAATCTATTGGAAATAAAAGATTTGAAGGTTCAAATGAATTTATGATGATGAATTTAGGAAAAGAAAAAGTAATTAATTATATTAAAAGTTGGTGGGAAGATAAGATAAAAAAATTACAAGCTAGTAATAAATTAAAATAAAACAAAATATAAGTTATGGAAAAATCAAACCAAATTGAAGAAATATCTAATATCATTAAAGACAGTTTAAAAGATTACATGGTACTCCCAAAAATGTATCATCCAACAGAAGATATTTTAAATATTCCTTTAATAATAGATGGTAAAAAAATTATTATAGAAATTAAAACAATATAATAATTTCTTAGACTTTTTCTTAGATCTATAATATTTATAATCGATGGGACGTATCAAAAAATACCAAACAGAAGACGAACGTATTCTCAAACAACGAGAATATAGTAAAAAATATTACTGGTCTAATAAAGAAAAAATTGATGAAAAACTTAAACAAAAATATCATAAATAAAAAAATAAAACATAAATTATGAAAAGAACTTATGCTTTATTACATAAAAATACTCCTGAAGGATATAAAACTTGTTTAGAATGTGAAACATTAAAATTATTGGAATATTTTAATGAAGATAAAACGGGAAAATTCGGTAAAAGAGCAAACTGTAGAGAATGTGATTCTAAAAAAAGAAAACTCAAATGGAAACAAGATGCTAAATTTAGAGAACAATGGTTGTTAAAAACATCTGAATGGAGGTTAAATAATAAACAATATTATGTTAAATATCAAAAAAATCTAAGAAAAAATAATCCTAACCAGAAAATAAAAGAAGGATTTTATTCATTGATAAATTATCATTTAAATAAAATAAGTACTTCTAAAACAGATAAACTTAAATATTTAATGATTAATATTGAAGATTATAAAAAATATTTAGAAGATAAATTTGAACCTGGAATGAATTGGGAAAATAAAGGAGATGTATGGGAAATAGACCATATAATTCCTCTTTCATCTTTTAATTTAACTGTAGAAGAAAATTTATATAAGGCTTTTTCTTATAACAATACTCAACCTTTATTTAAAACTACTAAAATAGCTGAGAAACATGGTTCTATAAGTATAGGTAATAAAAATAAACATAAAAATATTTTATGAGTCAAGATTTAAAACAAATAATTAGAGAAGAGTATATAAAATGTGCTGAATCACCCAGCCACTTCATGCGCAAATACACATTTATTCAGCATCCTCAAAGAGGTAGAATAATATTTAATTTATTCCCATTCCAGGAAAAAGTTTTACATCTTTGGAAAGAAAATCCCTACTCTATGGTATTAAAATCCCGTCAATTGGGTATTTCTACATTAGCAGCAGGTTATTCTTTATGGTTAATGTTATTCCATAAAGATAAAAATATACTATGTTTAGCAACAACACAAGAAACTGCTAAAAATATGGTAACAAAGGTTAAATTTATGTTTGATAATTTACCTTCGTGGCTAAAAATTCCATCTGAAGAACATAATAAATTAACTTTAAAATTAAATAATGGTTCTCAAATAAAAGCAAAATCTTCTAGTAGTGATGCCGCAAGATCAGAAGCTGTATCCTTATTGATTATAGATGAAGCAGCTTTTATTGAAAATATTTCTGAAACATGGACTGCTGCTCAACAAACACTAGCAACAGGTGGTGGTGCTATTGTGTTATCTACTCCTTACGGAACTGGAAATTGGTTTCATCAAACATGGGTAAAAGCAGAAAATCAAGAAAATGATTTTTTACCTATAAAATTACCTTGGTTTGTACATCCTGAAAGAAATGAAGAATGGAGAAAAAAACAAGATGAATTACTTGGTGATCATAGATTAGCAGCACAAGAATGTGATTGTGACTTTAGTACATCTGGAGATACAGTATTCCACTCAGAATGGATTGAATTTATATCCCAAACCACAGTAAAAGAACCCTTGGAAAAACGAGGTGTTGATCAAAATTTTTGGGTATGGGAACCAGCAGAATACTCAAGAGATTATTTAGTAGTATCGGATGTGGCTAGAGGAGATGGTAAGGATTATTCAACTTTCCATGTTATAGATATTATAACTAATACCCAAGTAGCAGAATATAGAGGACAATTATCTACTAAAGAATTTGGATACTTTCTAGTAGGAGTTGCTACTGAATATAATAATGCATTACTTGTAATTGAAAATGCTTCAATTGGTTGGGCAACTATTGATGCTGTAATTGAAAGAGGTTATCGTAACTTATACCAATCACCCAAATCAGATCAATTTACAGCTGAATCATATTTAAAAACATATGAAGG